AAATTTTCCATTATACTTATTCTTCTTTCTAATTCTTCAACTTTTGTATCTAACTCGTTTTTGTCAAATACATATGCCATTACTTTATCTAACTTAAAATGTTTAGTTAAATAAGTAGCAATTTGATTTATTAGCATTTTGGATAATATCATTCTATATCCATTAGGATTTCTTCTATCCTATCAAATCGCTCATCTATTTTAGTCTCTATTTTGGCAGTAGTAACTTTTAAATCAGTAATGTTTTTTTCATTTAGCTCTACTCTTTTAACTGTTTTAACTTGTTCAGTTTCTACACTATCTATCTTAGCTGAATAAGTACCCGAAGTAAAGAATAAACCTCCAGCTACTGTTAATGCAGTTATTACATTTCCCATAGTTATAGTTGAATCAATCATTTATTTCCTTTTCGCATTCTGCTTCCCACTTTGTTAAATCTAACATAGGCAGTGGTTTCTCTATGCTATGTTCCTTTAGTTTATCATTCTGTATGGCCTTCTTACTGCCACCTTTTACGTAAGGTTTTCCCTTAACGCACCCAATGTCGTATACAAAGAAAATAGTCTTAAAAATGCCCACTCTAACCACTCTAGCAGGCCTTTCATCTAAGGTAATAACATCGTCTGTATTTAAATCATTACCTAAGAATACTTTTAAACCTTCAACTACTCCCTCTATTGCAGAACGAAATAAAAGCACTGCACCACCAGCTATAAACAACCAGCTGTATTGGCCTATCAAGTCTTTTAGTTCGTCTTGCATATTTAGTTCCCATCTATTAGCTCTCCCCATAATGAGGTTTTGCCATTTATAATTTGTACTATATGTACAGTAAATAAACCTCCTCTAAAAAAATCAACTACAGCAAATGCGTGTGCCCAATTAGTAGCTCTACCACCAAGCCATTTATTCTTTTCAGGACTCATGTCTTTTAAACATCCTAAACTCCAAGCAGACTTAGGTCCGTCTATGTGAGTTACAGATGCTTGTTGTAAGCCATGATGGTGACCATACATAACACTAGCGCCGAGTGCTAAATGTGCTTTTGCATGATGCATACCTCTTTTATGGTGACCATGATAGAAGTGTAACTTACCAATCTTTAACCATTTTTCAGGTGGTAAAGTAGCAGGATAGTATTTGTATCCTCTTTCTTTTAGATTAGTACTTACTTCAAACTTGTACTGTGGTAAATATGGATGTGTTTCAACAAACATATTACACCACTCATCATGGTTACCTCCTGTTAAATACTTCTCTTTGCAATTTGCTTTATCAAGAGATTCATCAATACTGTCAAGAAACTCATTAACACCTTCTACATCTTTCTCAATCCTAGGCATTATATACTCCAATGGTGGTTGTTTCTTTCTTTTCCATTGGTGATGTGAAACACTGCTCCACTCTCCTAGGTCGCCTAAATCTATATAAATATCAGGCTTTATTATCTCTATTGCTTTTTTTACAACGTTTACCGCTGCTCTGTCATGTATCGGTGCATGTTTATCTGGTGTGACAACTGCACGCTTTAATACACCTTTATCTTTGGCCATAGGCCCTCCTTAGTTTAGTTCTTTATCTTCTGTATCACCCCAATCGTTAGGGTTTGTCCAGGCGGAAGTCGCATTTCCCAAAAGTTCTAAGGTTTGTTTTCTGTCTAATCTTAGGAACCTATCACCGCATTTCATGCATTGCCACAATAAACTACCGTCATAGGTTCCAAGTATTTCTACTCCTGCTAATGTATTTTTACCACAAGAAGGACATTTTTTAGGTTTAGTTTCATAAGAATCTTTATCTTCAATCCCTATTCTTTCTATTATATCACCTTCTTCTTTATCAGTAATATCATTTAGCAGAACAAAAAGCTTACTAATCATTACTTCATTATAGCTTCTTTAACAACTTCTTCAACAGAATCATAGATTGCTGTAATAATCTTTTCTTCTGTTTTTTCTGATATGATAGGTATATCTACATTATCATTTAACTTTGTAATAATTTTATCTTTCATCTCATCGTTAAATATATAATTAACTACCATTTCTTTTAAGTCCATTTTACCTCCTAATATGCTTGTGGCCTAATAAAGCCTGTTCCTGTTTTTGTTCTAGAATATCTTCTTATAGCTTTAATTCCTACTTCAAACTCATTGTTAAAGAATTGAAACATATCACCTTTAAAATTAGTAGGGTCTTTATATCCTCTAGCAATAGCTCCATTTAATATAACTTCATGAAATTGTTCTGGTATATCTTTTAAAGGGCCCACTGCAGATGAAGTAGCATCATCTGTATTTGTAAATTTAGTTGGTGTTGTTTTAACATATAATCTAATATTTTTAGTTCCTGATATAGAGCAAGATTGATAATTGCTAGTTCTACCATCTCTTGTAACAGCATTATTAACTTCTTCTAAAATACCTAATCTATAAGTTTTTGCTGTATCAGAAGAGCTATCATACTTACTAAATGACCAATATCTTTTATTAGTTGGTTTAGCAGAAGGTACAGCTAAAGCTGTATCATTATCATCATCTGGTACAGTAAATTCATCATCATCTATAGTAGGTTCACCTACTAATTTAGGTATTTTTACATCATTAAAATAAACTTTATCTACTTCTATAATACTAGCATCTAAATCGTACCATCTTTGACCAGCTACAGAATTTATTAACATAGTCTTAGTAACTATATCTGTTTCTTGCGCTACCTTATCTGCAGCTAATTCTATATACATATCAGATAAAGTAGAAGATAAATGTGGATGATGTTGTTTTAACAGCTCTTTTATTTGTAACTTTGTCACTGCATATCTCCTAACTGATTATTACCAAATTTAGAAACTACAAATTGTAAATGTTCTTTTCTATCCTTATCAAGAGAAACTACTTGATTTGCTAATAAATTACTAAGCTCAGTATCTTCCTCTTCATGAACAAAATCAGACATATAATATTGGATTAAATTTAATGCCATTTGTATATAAACAAGTTCTCTTGCTTCTATAGGTATACCATAAAAAAGAGTATGTTCAGAATTTTTTAGAACATCAGAAAAATTAATTGATGCTAACTCATGAGTATCATTGTGTATACTCGTTTCTCCAAATCTAGGATAAGTCATATAATAAACTTTTACATCAGTTGCATCAGGTAATACTTCTATTTTACCTGAATCTGCTACGTAGTATTTAGGAGTATACTCATCATTTTCATAAAAAATACTACCATCTATAGCAGCGTGTGTAGAAGATGTATTAGAAGGTAATTTAGAAGCTTCTAAATAAGTATTAGAAGTACCTACTTCTCTATTAACATATAATATTCTTCTATTTTTAAGAAAATCATTATCATTCCAACCAAGATTTCTTCCGCCTACACCAGTATTCTTGCTTGTTTGTAAATATCTAGTAGTAATTAAATCAGAAGCTAGAATAGCCTCTAAAACACTGCCATCTGTAAGTAAATTGTTTACAAATTTAAATGCTTCTTCAAAACAAGAATTTAATATATCTTCGCCAAATAATGTTTGAACATCATCTGTTGTTAGTTTTTTTATCTTATCTATTGGTGCAATCATTTACTTTTTTTTCTTTACCTTTGTATTATATTTTCTTCGGTTGTCTGGTTTGACACCTTTATATTTATTTCCTATACTACTACTATATACTTTTTTACTTGTCATATTCTTTCCTAATAGGGCCCCGAAGGGCCCTATAGTTTATTTTATTAAGATGGGTCAGCTCCTATACCACCAATTGTAATTGGATTAGTAACAGTATCATTCTTTTTAGCTTGTTTGTCAAGTGGTAATCTAGCAAACGCAGCATTAACTGCAGCTACACCTGCTGTAACAAGACCTGCAGAAACTCCGTCACCTCCAGAGCCTCCGCCTGCATCTGTTACTACCATTTTAACTCTCAACCTAGAAACGCCATTATACTGTAAATCTTCATCACTATCAGTAGCAGGAAGAATGTACTGTAAACTATAATCTTGAGCAGCGGTTCCAATATCAGTCCAAGTGCCTGCATCTAAATCAGCTGCAGTACCAGGAATTACTTCGTTACCACTGTTAAAATTATTGTTATTTGACTGTACATAATACTGAAAACACGCTGTTATTTGAGCATTACCAGTATCGCCAATATCAAATTCTGTTCCATTTGGAACTGTTCCAATACATAATTCAGAACTGTAATAAGTATCAGTTGTATCTGGGTCAGTTGCACCAGGGTCTGACATTATAGTATTGGCTGTGTATTTGATAGTTCTATCATCAACTTCTTTCGCCCAATTAACATCTAAATCGCCTATGGGACGGGACCCCGAAGGGTCCCCACCAATGCCACCTATTGTAAGATTACTTTGGTCCATAATCTACCTCCTTAAGAAAACTTAAGAACAGCGTGAGTTTCAGGAAGACTAATTTCAAGACCAGCCTCTGTAAGAACTAAATCTCTTCTTCCATCTTCATCGTTATTCTGTATGTTTGTCTCAATAAAGGTATCTCTGTTCATACCGTTACCTGCTAATGGTCTATAAGCAACATTAGCTAAGTCAACGACACAAGCATAATCTTCCCATGGTCCTCTTAATAGAGGCTCAGCAACAAAGTGTAAGTTACCAAATATAGTATTTACTTTTGTTACTTGATGGCCAAATTGACCTTGAATGTTTTGAACATCCATTCTATATTGAGAAGAACCAACTGTGTTATTTAAGAAAGAACCACTACCCATTTTATTTAGGTATGTAATTACTTTTCTTGAAGCTAACACAAGTTTGTTTCCAGAGTTTCCACTTTCAGGAGCAAAGAAATCTTCCATTGCATCTAAGAAAGCATCATATCCAGAAGAAGCGTATGTCATGTTGTATGATTTACCATTTACTTCTGTATAAGGCACAATACCGTGTGTGAATCTAGCATTTCCAGCTGTTTCTGATGTTGCTCCAGTATCACCTACTGTTGCTGCACCAGCTACACCTCTACCAAATAACATAGCATTTTCAATATCCATTTTATGTTCCATTAACTTTTCAGTCCATACTCTTTGGAACTCATTTTTAATACCACGATATTCAGTTGCTCTAGCAGTGTTTGAGAAAAGATTCATTGCAGTTTTAAAAATCTGACAATATCCTTCTCTATCAAATAAAGCATCTTCCCAACCTAGAGGAGCTGTAGTTCCCTCACCCCAAGCTGTTCCAATAACCTGACCTTTAGCACCAGCTGCTATATCTTCTGTAGCTGTCATATCTTTACCTACAACAAAAACATCTTCACCAGCTATTGTAGTTTTATCAGCAGCGTGAACAATTTCTCCAGCTGTACCAGCTGAATCTCCGATTACTGCTGAGTTAGAAATTCTAACTACTACAACACCTTCAGTTGTTTTTATAGCTAAAGTTTGACCTGGAAGAATCCACTTACATGGTTGGTCTGATGATGCTATCATTCCTTTATCATCATAACCACATTTAATAACTAAATCGTTACCAGCACCAAAAGCGACACCAGCACCTTTATTTAAGTTATTTAAAGCTGATGAACCTTCTATTTCAAAATTTCTTCTTTGCCATTGATGACGTTGCTCTAAAAATTTGAACACTGGGTCATTTGTTGGCTTTTTTGCAACTTTTGATAAGTAAACAAAAAATGGAGATTGTTGCGGAGCTAGCTCTGCAATTCGAGTACCAAAATCAAAGACACGTCTATTATTGTCTATGCTTATACCTTGGACACCCGCTCCAAAAGAAGGATTATATTTACTTTGACTTACTTCTGCCATTTTAAATACCTATCTTTCCTGTTTATTCTATAAGCCGCGTAGCCTATAGAGAGTTAATTACCAAGGGTTATTTTTTTTATAACCACTTATTATCGAGTCCATAATTTGCTCTTCTGAACTTTTTGAAGGTTCATTTTGTTGGCTAGGTAAAACACCCATCGGTGATGGAACTTGCTGTGCTCTAGCTTGTTGATTAAACGTATCGCTAGGTCCAGTCGGTTGTGTTTGTACTGTCTGGCCAGAACCTTTTTGTATTCTGTACAGTTGAACTAAATTATCTATTGTTAGACTTTCTGGTCTCGACATAGTTTGAACAAACTCTGTAGCTTCATCAGCAGTTAAACCAAATTCACCTTGAACTCTTTGGTGAACTTCATTCATTTGTGCTTGTTGTTGTTGATAGGCTTGCTGTCTTTTAATCTCATCTTGCCTAACTTTTTCTTGCTTTTCAAGTCGTTCAGCTACTAATGCAGTTTGATATTCATTTTTTAATGCATTGTATTCTACTATATCATCTCTCCAGTTATCTAACTGGTTCAAGTATTGAGCGCTAGCACTATTAGGGTCTTCCATAGCTTCAGCTCTGTTAAATCCCATAGGCTGTTTTGGTTTTTCTGGAGGAGGAGGAAATTCTTCAGCTTTTTTTTCTTCAACAGGAGCAGGTTGTGCTTGCTGTTGTGGTTGCTGATTTAGTTGTGCTTTTAATTGTTCATTCTCATTTTTCATTTTATCAGCTTCAGATTGCCAATATTGGTATCTTCGCTCATCGTTTGATTGCTGAGTTTGTTCAACATTTAAATTAGCACTATCATCTCCAGCAGGAGTATCCTGTACTTCAGGAGTCCCGACTATCTCATTATTACCTGTATTTGTCTCTTCACTTGCGAAGAACGCTTCTTCTATTGATAACGGTTCAGAGCCCTGACTTTCAGGGGTGTCTGGTGTTTGGTTAGTCTCTAATGCGTCCATTTCTTATTTCCTATTCTTAGCTGCCTCTTTGCCACTAGAGGGTGAGCCTGCTTTTGTGCTAGCATCAGAAATCTGACGCTTAACAGTGGCTAAATTATCATCCAATCTCTTTTCAAACAAGACTCCAGCAGATTTTGCTTTATTTGAAACTCCATCAAGTTTACCTTTAAACTTCTCAACTTCAACTTTCTTACGTAAGTTTACAGCTTCTCTATCTCTAGTTTGTAAGTCTCCTTGTAAAGATTTAATCTCCTCTTGTTGTTGTTTAACCATAGATTGTAATTTTTGTATCTCATCAGTACGTTGCATAACACCTTCTATATCAAACACTTCTGTTTTCTTAAGAACTTCTTGTCTATCAACAAGACCTTTCTGATATGCATCCATATAAAACTCAAGTTCAGCGTATCTATTAGTTGGAAGTGTACTGCCACTAACAACCATTACATCATACATACCTACTGTAATATCATTAAATACTTCGACTTCGCCTGTTTTATCATCATATAAACGTTTATTTATAACGTACTCATTCATTGAGTTATTTGGATTAATAACTCTAAATGTTTTTTCTATACTATATAGTTGTTGCATTAAAGGTATCGCAACTTGTCCTACTCTTACTAAAGCTTGTTCTATATCTGTAAGTTTAGATTTAATTTTTCTTTGACCAAATTCATCAAGAGATATAGTAGCTTTGTATGTTTGTGGCGCAGCTTGTGTATTACCCATCATCATTTCATATAAACCTAATTGATGGTCAATATCATTTTTAGCTGTAGTTTCATTTTGATAAAGTTCATTAGGTAAAGGACTAGGTTGTACTGTTACTGGCGCGCCATCAGTAGGGTCGTAAGGTATAGCAACACCAGGCTGTGCCCATTTTTCTTCAAAATCTTTCATATCAACACTACCTTCAGGAACTAATATCTTAGTATTAGTACTTGTAGTAGCGTGTGCAATAATTAAAGAACGAGTTTTATTAATGTATTCTTGTAAACCTTTAACCATTCTTACATCAGATGTAGGATAAGGTGTACGAGTATGTAGATTGCACATTGGTACTATAGGGTAATCTTCAATAGGTAGTATTCTTGAGTAAAGATATGTCTCGCCCATAATAATGCATTGTTTAACTCTAGAACATTTAATTTTAACAATATCAATAAGCTTGTTTAATATTAATTGCTGATAATCAACTTGCTCTATTTGAGGTTCCTGTATTTCAACAGGAGGTAGTTCAGCATCAGCTGGAATACCTTGTTGGTCTGCTTGTTGCTGTTGCATCGCCATAGCTTGCTCTTTTTGCATTTCGTATTGCATCATAAGTTCAGCTGCTATTTGCTCAGCTTGTTTTGGGTCAGTTATAACTTGACCTTGTATTATCCAAGCAGGTCTTTTTATATATTCATCAAATTCTTCTTTATCTAATAATTCTTCTTTACCACTAAACTTTTCATAAGTTCTAGTTTTTTCTACTTCTACTTTATAATATCTTTCATATCCTCTAATATATTCACTTTGTTCATGTAATAAACCTACATCTTCAGGAAAAAAAACTTCACTTTCATTACTTCTTGATGTTTCAGGCATATTAAAATCTTGCTCACTATTAGCATTATCTATTTCCTTTTTATATTGAGGATATAGTTTTTTAGCTTGGTCTCTACTAAATAATCTAGAAACAATAATATTTTCAGCATCATCAAAAAATCTATTTCTACTGTTAGGGTCTACATATACATCTAATGGGTCTATATTGTGCATACAAACCTCACCTTTACCCATATCTTTCATTGGGTCTTGATAAACGTTAATATAACCTACACCCATAACATAGTAATCATCAATAGCTTGTCTAATAATAGTTCTACCATCAGATATATCATACATGTAAGTAAGTAGTGCACTCATTACATTTGCTACTTTTCTGTCTGAATCTTCTCTAGGAGCACATCTAAATGATGGTCTATTAGAAGTTAGCATAGCTTTTGCTGTCTCTACTGCTGGATGTATACGATTAACAACTATAGGCGCTTGACCTCTAGCTTCTAAAGTTTCAGATTGTTCTTTAGTCCATTGTCGGCCTAAACGAAATTCTTTATCTTCTTTAGCTTGTTCAGCCCAAGGGTCTCGTTTTTTACTGTAATCTTTAAAAAGCTGTAAAGTTTCAGTTACTATTTTGGGTGTTTTTTTATCAATTGCCAATATTATACCTAGTTTTTATCAACTTAATATACGACTTAAAGGGTCATCCAATCAAGTTTTTTCTTTGATTTGTTTAAATAATTATCATCTTTTTCAAAAGTTTTACGCCTAGAAGGCCTTGCTCCGTCTAATGCAGTCCATATTGCATCCATAACATCGTCATGTTTACCTCTTGGATAACTTAAAAATTCTTGCTGAGGTATGTTATCTTGTGGTCTAAAATAGAATGTACCTTTAGCAAATATAGGTACTAATGATAATAAACGTTCACTTTTTCTATTTCTTGGTTTTACACCTTTTTCAAGACCAGGTATATATAAACTTTCTTTTAACATTAATTCTCTAACAGCAGTTCTAAGAGCTTCTTGATAACCTACTGTTTCTATTTTCATTCGCTTAGGCCTATACTTCTTAAAAACTTCAATAAGCTTCGCAGGCTGTTCTGCAGGACTAATTCTATCCCTATATATATCAATAATATACTTATTATTATCACAGTCAACACCGATTGTAGCAACAACAAAATAATCGGCAGTGGAAGAAAGACTACTAGCAGGGTCAACTCCGCAATAGACTTCAACTGGTTTAATCTCTTCTTTTCCATCTACAGTCCTAACTAGGCAATTTTGCCCATCTATTCTTTTATAGTCATAGTGGTGTAATTTTATCCATTCTGGTTTAAATGGTGCCATATCAGGAGATTGTGCTATATTCATATACTCTTGATAAAAACCATTTAAGTTACCTACAGAAGCAAACTCTTTTTTAATCTCCATTATCCTAGACTTAGGAAATCTTTCAGGCCATATACTCTTTTCATCTTCATCCCATATAGAATACCATAGCGTATGCCAGGCATCTGATTCTTTAGCCCAATATAAAAAGCAATCTTCAGATATTACAGTACCTATCATAGCTATTTTACCATCATCTGATAAAGATGGTATTACAGCCTCTGTAACCCACTTTCTATTCTTAGCTCTAGCTTCTGGTGTGAATGCATTAAGCTCAGATTCAAAGTCATCTACTATAATAAGGTTAGGTCTTGTATCACCTTCAATAAATCCCCTAACTCTTTGTCCTGTACCTACAGCTATAATCCTAGCTCCATTAGCAAGTACTACATCGTTATTAGTCCAACGCTGTGCTGTACTAGGACCAAGGTCTCCAAATATTTGTCTGAATTTATCTGAATGAGTAAGGTGATATTTGATACGTGATAAGAAGTTTATAGACTGAGTCTGTGACTCAGATATTATAACCATAAATAAATCTTCATTAGTCGCTTTAAACGCAAGTTTCCATAAAGGGAAGATGAGGGTGGTAACTGTAGACT